TGATGAACCGCGCCCCGCAGATCACGGACGCAGAGGCGGATAGGATCATCGACTATTTGAGAGCGCAGAGGGAAAAGTTTGCCGCGCAGGAAGCAGCGCCAAAGCCCAAAAAAGCGCCTCGCCAGAAAGGCCCGATCCTTTCAGCAGACGAACTTCTAAAAGACATCGACTTGAACTTTTAAGGTGCCCCATGCTGACCAAAGAAGAACTTGAGCAACTCGTGCAGGACATTCGGCAGCAGGCGTCAACATGGCTCGGGGATGAGGCAAGTGAAAAGATCGAGCGTCTCATCGCACACACCATGTTTTTGAGAGGACATCACGACGGCATTCAAGCGATGCTGATGAACGGCTATCGCATGGTTCAGATCGGTGCAGACACTCGCAAATCCTAACAGACAGGGACGCCCCATGTCAGAAGTCGTAAACAACTCACTTTCGCTAATCACTCCGCGCTTTCAATTTGCGTGGGACAGCACCTCGATAGGCGCTTTCAAAACGTGCCCACGCTATTACCAGCTTTCCATTCTTGAGGGATGGCAGCCGAGAGAAATCTCCGTCCACCTAACTTTCGGCCTTCACTTTCACTCCGCGCTTGAACAATACGATCATCTGCGCTTCGGCGGCATGGGTTATGACGAAGCGCTGCGTGAAGTGGTTAGATATGTGTTGACAATCACTTGGGACGAGCAAAAAAATCGTCCGTGGATTTCAGACGACCCAAACAAAAATCGCCTGACGCTTCTGCGCAGCATCGTTTGGTATCTCGATCAGTTCAAAGACGATCCGATTGAAACTGTGCGCCTCGCGAATGGCAAGCCTGCGGTCGAACTTTCGTTCCGCTTCGACAGCGGCTACACGTCACTCCAAGGCGAAAGCATTTTGCTCTGCGGGCATCTTGATCGTCTCGCCACGCTTAATGGCAAAGCCTTCGTGCTCGACCGCAAAACCACAAAGTCCACAATCAACCAGTCGTTCTTCGACAAGTTCACACCCGACAACCAGATGTCGCTTTACGCGATTGCGGGAAAGATCGTTTACAACGTGCAGATCGAAGGCATCATCGTGGACGGTGCGCAGATCGCGCAGACCTTCACACGTTTCTTGCGAGGCGTCGTTCCACGGACTGAAAGTGGGCTGGAAGAATGGTATTTCGACCTCGGGCAATACATCGCCACAGCCGAACTTTACGCTGCACAAAACTATTGGCCGATGAACGACAAAGCCTGCGGCATGTATGGCGGTTGTCCGTTCCGTAAAATCTGCGGCCTTCCCCCATCCGTGCGTCACGAGTGGCTTCGCGCAGATTTCACTAAACGCATCTGGGACCCGCTCAAAGTTCGCGGTGACATATGAGCGTCCACATCGTTCGCCACTCAGACGACGGTTACATCATCATCGTCTTCGACCGTAAATCGCAAACCTGGATCGCAGTCGCCACAACGCCTCACGAACTTTTGGCAAAACAAATATCAGTCGCACTACAACGGAGCATGACATGACCTCTTACGCAATTTACATAGAAGAAGGCACAACTTTCTGCATCATCAAAGCAGATCGAGATGGCGTTTATCGCAAAATTGCTGTGTGCGAAAACAAAGCAACTGCTGAACTTATCCTTTCAGGTCTTGTTGAAGCGGAGATGCAATAATGCCATCCCTTAAAGACCATCACTCCGCTGACACCACAAAGCTGTTGTTCGTGGGCGACTCGGGATCAGGCAAGACCGGCGCACTTGCGAGCCTTGCGGCGGCGAACTACAAAATTCGCATCCTCGATCTCGACAACGGCGTGGATGTGCTGCGCGATTTGCTCACATCAGGCCGCTACGCGAAAGACAGCATCGCAAACGTGGATTACGTGACCATCACGGAGCCAATGAAAAACGTGGGCGGCAAGTTGATCCCCGCGAAGGCCAGCGTTTGGCAGCGCACGACAAGCATGTTGGGCGATTGGAAAGACGGCGACACGAGCCTCGGCCCCATCACCACATGGGACAGCAAAACAGTTCTCGTCATCGACTCGCTCACCATGCTTTCCGATGCAGCTTTGTCTTACATTTTGGCAATGAACGGTCGCCTCGGCCAGCACCCGCATCAATCCGATTGGGGCTTGGCTCAGGTTTTGGTCGAAAACCTTCTTCGTATGCTCTACGACGAGTCCGTAAAATGCAACGTGATAATCAACTGCCACATCAAACCGATGGGAGACGAAAGTGGCCCGGAGCGTTACTATCCTAACACTTTGGGAAAAGCTCTCCCTCCGAAAGTGGGCCGTTACTTCAACACGGTCTTGCTTGCGCAGTCTTCTGGTCGCGGGCAAAATCTCAAACGGCAGATCTTCACCACGTCTCAAGGAACGATTGAGTGCAAAAACACAGCACCTTCAAAAGTTCAAGCGTCTTATCCGCTCGAAACAGGTTTAGCCGACTATTTCGCGGCTGTAAGGAATTAGGACCAAAGGTCCTAATACTGGCCCCTCACGGGGTCTATTCACTATGGAGTAAAAAATGGCTGTTAATTTCAAAGACCTCCTCGCTGTAAATCTCGATGATGTGAAAGCGCCGATGGCGCTGCCGGAAGGCACTTATCACGGCACAATCGCTTCGTTCGAATACGGAGATAACAACAAGAACAAGACGCCTTACGTGCGTTTTGGCTTGAAGTTCCACTCCGCGAGCGATGATGTGGACCCGAAGGACTTGGCGGAGATCGACCTTTCGACTCGCAAGATGTCCACGGACTTCTACCTCACGCCGGATGCGCGTTTCCGCTTGAAAGACTTTCTGGAGTCCCTTGGCCTCAAGACGACTGGTTCGACGTTTGACGAACTGATCCCGGAGGCTGTCGGCCAGAGCGTTCTTGCTTACATCACGCAGCGTTTCAACCCGGAACGCCCGGATGATCCGCCGAGAAACCAGATTAAAACCGTCAAAGGCGAATAATCTAACAAAGCAGGGAGGGGGAATCCCCCTCCCTCACTTGGAGGCTGAAATGGTTAAGTGCAAAATTGACGATTGCGAAAATGTAGCCAAGACCAAAGGCTGGTGTGGCAAGCATTATCAGCGCTGGCTTGTAAACGGCGATCCGCTTTACATTCGCACTCAACCAAAAGGTTCCCGCAAGACTGCTATTTGTTCTGTCGATGATTGCTCTCGGCCAGTTCATGCAAATTGTTTATGCGGTAAACATCAGCAGCGACTTTACCATCATGGCTCGACAGATGCTCGCCGGAACGAAAACGGAGCAGGTCATGTTCATCACACTGGCTACCGTTATCTGAAAATAAATAACAAAGCAGTTGCAGAACACAGACTGATTGCGGAAAGGGCTTTGGGAAAACCACTTCCTGCTGGAGCAGTCGTGCATCACATCAACGGAGTTAAATCCGATAATCGCCCATCAAATTTAATCGTCTGCCCAGACGAAGCCTATCACAACTTACTTCACACTCGCCAAAACCAATTTGGTTACGAAGGATCACTGTAATGGACATTTCCCTTAAAGACATCTGGATTGACCGTGGGTCACGCCAGCGAAAAGAAATTATAATCGACGACCTTTTGGAAAGCATTCCGAGGAATGGGGTGCTGGTGCCGATCATTTTGGTGGCCGAACAGGGTCCTGCGAACCAGCCCTACAAATTGATCGCAGGCGAACGGCGCTTCACAGCGTCTCGCCAACTGGGCCTTCCTGACATCCCGGCCCGATTACTGTCGGACCTCTCGCCCATCGAACAGCGCGTGGTCGAACTCGAAGAAAATTTGAGGCGTAAAGATTTGGGCTGGCAGGATCAATGTCTCGCGATGGCTTCGATCCATGAAGTGCTGGGCCAGCAACACGGCGATAGCTGGAACTATACGAAGACCGCGGACAATCTGGGTTATAGCCCTGCGTGGGTGCAGCGATGCTGCCGTGTCGCCAAGGAACTCCATCGCGATAACGTGCGAATGATGGAGTCTGCGACTCGGGCCTACAACTTCATATCCAGAGAGGATGAACGGGTCGCGGCGGACGCGGTTAGCAACCTTTTGCATAGCGCCACAGCGGCGGCCAATGACGCCCTTGAAGGGGTGGAAGGTAGTAACCCCCTAGATGACCTTTTAGACGCAACCACCGGCCAAAAAACCCCCCATACCGGCGCATCGGCGGACGCCCCGCCGAAATCGGCACGAACGGCACCCCTCATAACTCCAGCCGACCAGTCCATCCTTCAAGAGTCCTTCCTCGACTGGGCTCCAGCCTATCGGGGCGAACCCTTCAACCTGATCCACTGCGACTTTCCTTACGGCGTGAATGTCTTCGGGGGCGCATGGTCTGGCAAGCGCACCACATCTGGCTACGACGACGGCGCAGACGTTTACATCAAATTGATTGAATGTTTGTGCGCCAATCTTGATCGCATCATGGCCCATTCCGGGCATCTGGTGTTTTGGCTTTCCGGCGACATCAAAATCCAAGCGCGCACACTCGAAATGTTTTCCGACCTCGCACCCAACCTTTCATTCTGCAACTTCCCACTAATCTGGGTCAAGAGTGACAACGTGGGAATTGTGCCGGACCCCAAGCGCGAACCCAGACGCATTTACGAGACGGCCCTGATCGCATCTCGCGAAGATCGCCTGCTTGTGAAGCCCGTCAGCAACGCAATCGCCTCCCCCACAAACAAGGAGCATCATCCCCACACCAAACCCGAACCAGTCCTCAAGCACTTTTTACAAATGTTTGTCGATTCGAACACCAGATTTCTCGATCCGACATGCGGTGGTGGGTCATCGCTGCGGGCCGCAGAAGCCCTCGGAGCCGATCATGTTATCGGCCTCGAGATTAACGATGAATACGTGACAAACGCGAGACGAGCCCTCAATCAATCGCGTGTGCTGCGGAAAGCATCGTCCATGCAAAAGGAGCAAACCTCATGAGCACACTCGCTGAAAAAATCGACATCAACGACCTTTACGAAACCATCGCTGACATCAAACCCGTCGCACAACAGGAGCCCGCTGTGAACAAAGTCCCCCATTCTCTCGCCGCCCCCGTCAATCTTGCTGGCAGCAATCCGCAGCTTACCATCATGGCTGATGCGATGAAGCGGGCCGAAAAGCTATTCACCACGAAGAATGCAGAATACGGCGACAAGACTGACATTTTGGCAAACTTCCGTCGCCTCGCAGACCAGCAGGGCGTCCCCATGTCAACCGCGTGGTTTTTTCTTGCTGGCAAGCACATCGACACTATCACACAATACGTCAAAGATGTGCGCGAAAATAAATCCCGTGCGCGGTCCGAGCCCATCCGTGATCGCATCGACGACATGGTGGTTTACAGCTTGCTCCTGCTCGCTATCGTCGCAGAGGAAAACCGCTGATGGCAAATCTGTCATTCGGTGAAAAGATCGTCCGCAAATCTTTCAACCCTTCCGAACAAGCAGACGTGAAAGAAGCAAAGCGTCTTGCGGCAGAGTTGATCGACTTTTGCTACGACATGATGCCGGACGGCGCTGGCTCCGAACTTAAAGACGAAGAACTGCGACTTTACGGCCAAGCAATCACTTCGTTCGAAGCCGGAGCCATGTGGCTTGTCAAAGCTCTAACCGCAAAGCAGCAGTAACATGCACAACGCAGCGCCAGCATTCGCTCATTCTTCTGGTCCGAAAGACGCAAAGATTGCGTTTGTCGGTGAAGCCTGGGGTGAGCAAGAGGCAATGGTCGGAAAGCCCTTCCAAGGCTACGCAGGTCAAGAACTGACTCGTATGCTGAAAGAGGCAGGGATTGCTCGAAAAGATTGCTTTCTTACAAATGTGCTGGCGCTGCGTCCCCCAAACAATGACTTCACCGCGCTTTGTTGCAAAAAGGCTGAGTGCGGCGAAGACTATTCCCACCCCCATTTAGGTAAAGTCGGACAATATCTTCGCCCCGAATATCTGTCAGAACTGGAGCGCCTCCGTGTCGAATTGGAAGAAGTTCGCCCTAATATCACTGTCGCTTTGGGGGCTACAGCTTGTTGGGCTTTGCTTGGCACTAATGGCCTTGGAAGCCTACGCGGGACAGTGGCAACAGGAACTCTTGCTGGCGGCAAAGTCCTCCCGACCTATCACCCTTCGGCAGTCTTGCGTAATTGGGCCAATAGGCCGATTACCCTCGCGGATTTAATGAAGGCTAAACGCGAAAGTCTTTTCCCAGAAATCAAAAGACCCTCCAGACGCATTTTGGTCAACCCGACAATCGCAGAATGCCATGAATGGATCGCACAACACATTCGTGCTGAGAGCGCCTGCGACATCGAAACAAAATACGGCATGATCGAGATGATCGGATTTAGCGCCGACGCTGAAAACGCAATGGTCGTTCCATTCTGGGACCGCTCGAAAGGCGGAAACTATTGGGACAGCGCAACACTTGAGCGTGATGCTAGGAATGTTGTGCGGAGCATTCTCGAAAACCCGTTCGTTGTTAAAATCTTCCAGAACGGTCTTTATGACTTGCAATACTTAATGAAAGAAGGTTATCGTCCTCGTTCGTGCCTCGAAGACACAATGCTTTATCACCACGCCCTTTATCCTGAAATGCAAAAGGGGCTGGGCTTTTTAGGCAGCGTTTATACTTCCGAACCCGCGTGGAAAACAATGCGCGGGAAGAAAATCACGGAGATGAAAAAGGATGATTAAATGCAATCACGCAAACATTCCTTTCTGGAGGCTTTTCTAAACACCGCTTCTGGATTTGTAACTTCCCTTTTGACGCAATGGCTGGTGTTCCCATGGTTCAACCTACACCCTTCACTCCAAGAAAACATCAGCCTCACCGCGATCTTTACCATTGTAAGTATTGTAAGGAGCTACGCATGGCGCAGAGTGTTCAACCATCTGCATATGAAAGGTTTGCTCTAATGCTTTCACCGCTCATCCTCTCATTCGTGCCTTTCACATATTACATCGTGACTGGTTCTGAAAAAGCGTTAGCCGTTTGGGTGCTATTTGTTGCTTGCGGCATGGTGCTCTAATGCCAATCATCGACACCTCTACGCTGCAAGAAGGCATTGTGCTCGCAGAAAACGAACAGCTTTACAATGGT